AGTACAACCGCGAGACAGGAAGCAACCTCAAAGCGCCTCAGCCTGAAGGGGGTTCCCGTAGAGACTCGTTCTGCGCGAGAATGGGCTCTATCGCTGAAAAGAGCGAGAAGGGAAGCCGATCAAGGGCATCGATGAAACGCTGGAACTGTCCGGGGTGGTGATGAAGCAAGAACTGTCAGATTCCACCAAGCATGTAGTCGATGCTCTATCCGTCGCTACAGTTTTGGGGACGCTTGTGGAATTCCTACCTGCCATCGCAGCTTTGTTTACGATTGTTTGGACTGGAATCCGTATTTGGGAGACAGATACGGTCAAGCGTCTCTTTGGAAGAGAGTAAACAATGGCTTACTCGGGAACTGTTGGTGAGACGGTCATCTCTGTCCAGACGCTGATTGATCACGGTGCCCGTAGGTGCGGGAAGCTGGCAGAAGAACTGACTTCTGAGCAGGTTCTGTCGGCCAAAGAGTCTCTGTTCTACCTGCTGTCTAGCCTGATCAACATCGGCATTCAGTATTGGGCGATTGACAAGACTGTGATCGGTCTGCAGGCCAACAAGTACATCTATGACCTTCCATTGGGGTCTAACGATGCTCTGAATGTTCTGTACCGCAGAATGAACAGGCCATCTGGCAGCTATTCGTCAAGTGCTGGGGGCACGGTTGCAAATGCCTTTGACAGCAACATAGACACGATCTTTACGCAGTCTTCCCCTAACGGGAACGTGTCTATCAACTACGGCACGACAGACCCTGTGTACATCGGCTCTATTGGGGTCATGCCTGCCTCAACGGGGACGACCAATGTTGTCTTTGAGTATTCAAGCGACAACATAACGTGGAACACACTGTACAACCCTGGCCCTGCGGCATGGGTAGATGGTCAATGGTTGTGGTATGACGTTGATCCAGGGCAGAGTGTTCCGTACTACAGAATGCGTGCCACTGGCGGCAGCACGATCAGTGTGCGTGAGTTGTACTTGGGCAACAACTCTACTGAGATCACGATGGCGCGGTTGAATCGTGACGACTACACCAATCTGCCGAACAAGAACTTTACGGCCAATCAGCCGTTCCAGTTCTGGATGGACCGCACGATCCCGGTGCCGAAGCTGTATCTGTGGCCGGTTCCTTCTGACCCATTCGTACAGATGACGGTCTGGTATTCCAGGCAGATCATGGATGTGGGCGATCTGTCAGGAGAGCTTGAGATCCCCCAGAGGTGGTTCCTTGCCATCCAAAGCATGCTGGCTCACCAGATGAGCCAAGAGCTTCCTGGGGTTGATGTGGCGCGGATTCAGTACCTCGAGGGTCAGGCAGAGAAGTACCTGAACCAAGCCGAGCAGGAAGAACGCGATCGTTCGCCCATTTTTATGGCGGCAAATATTTCTGTATATACACGATAGTTATGCAGCACTGTACTTATGCTCATTACAAGCCGGATGGAACTATGTTCTATATTGGCAAAGGTTCTGTAAAAAGGGCACACAGTTGTCGTGGCCGTAATATCGTTTGGAATAGAACTGTTGATAAGTATGGTGACTTCAAAGTAAAAATTTTGGCCGAATGGGGCAATGAAGACGACGCATTCAATCATGAAATTTTGTTGATTGATTGCTTGAAAGAACTTGGTATACCTCTTGTCAACATAGCTTCTGGCGGATTTGGCTCAAAAGGGTTTAGGCACACTGATGAGCACAAGGCAAAACTTGCACAAAGGATGAAGGAAAAGAATCCTATGTCCGATCCTCTTTCAAGGAAGAGGCAGAGGGAGTCTTTGTCTATTGCGATGAATCGTCCAGAAGTCAAGCAAAAGCTAAGCTCATCAAGACTTGGTATGAAATTTAAGGAAAGTCATATTGAGTCTCTGCGCAATTGTCATCCCATGAAGGCATGTGTTGTGAATGGGGTCACATACAAGTCTTTGATGGAGGCGGCAAGAGTTCTTGGTATCAGGCACGGAACGATTCATCGTTGGATTTCCAATCCTGACATCAAGCGCGGGGCCAAGTATGCTTACATCACTGAATGTAGGTGGGCCGTGTAATGCCGCGTTTCCTTGACACCCTCGGTAACTCAGACATAGCGATTGCAGTGTGTGACCGCTGCAAGATGAAGCGTGCTCATTCGGTGATGAGGTCTGACCCCAACTTCCCAGGCTTGCAGGTCTGCAACGAAGGGTGTGCAGACAACTTTGATCCATATAGACTCCCGGCACGAAAGACCGAAAAGATCACGATTCGATTTCCTAGGCCAGATGTCAGCGTGGCTGTCCCGCCAAATGGGATCTTGACGCAAGAGGGGAACAATACGTTCTTGTCTACTCAGCAGAACAACGACACCCCGGAAAACAACGGGAATCTTGACATCCTCGTACCGAGTCCAGAATGAGCGCACAAGTCACAATCGTTCAATTGCCTGCTGCTGGCCCGATCACTGGTACGGAGTCGGTTCCGATTGTTCAAAACGGGCAAACGGTTCAGACCACTACTGGAGCTATTGCTGCTTCGCCTAGTCAGAATCAGACCTTTCTGACGATCAACAGCGAGGCGACTCTTCCTAACAGCCGGTATCTTTCTACCAGCACGGGTTTGGGGCTTACAGATGGTGGGGCGCTATCCTTCTATCGGATTGCCCTCAATAGGGCCGCTGGAAGCCTAGAAACGGCTCTGACGGGCATTGTTGCAAAAGACACTCCGTCTACGGTTGTTGCAAGAACTCTGCAGGCCAGCGGATCTGGTTTGTCGGTGTCTGATGGCAACGGGGTTTCTGGTAATCCTACGTTCTCGTTGACGGGCCAAGTTGCAGCGCTTGCGAATGCTTCTGGTGCGGGGCTTGTTGCGCTGCCCAACAACGGATCTGTGATTATCAGAACCATAACGGGCACGGCAAGCGAGATTGATGTTGCTGACGGGACTGGTGCGGCAGGCAACCCGACCATAGGACTTGCAGACAACCCGGTGCTTCCTGGCACTGAAGGCGCAGTGATGCCTACTGGCAATACTGCTGCGCGGCCGGTGTCGCCGACTAATGGGCTGTTCCGGTACAACTCGCAGACGGCTACGTTTGAGGGTTATGCCAATAACGCTTGGGGAGCCATAACGACCGGGTCTGGCGTTGCTTCGGTTGATGCTTCTGGTGGCACCACCGGGATGGCTTTCACTGGTGGCCCGATCACAAGTGTTGGAACGCTGACGCTTACGGGAACGCTTGGTGCTGCTAATGGCGGTACTGGGCTGACCAGCTATGCCGTTGGCGATATTACATATGCGTCAGGTACAACGACTATCTCTAAGTTGACGCTTGGGGCGGCGGGGTATTTCCTGACGGCTGGCGCATCGGCTCCGCAATGGTCGAACCCGTCTTTGTTGACGATTGGTACGGCGACGAACATTGCAGGCGGGGCAGCGAACAGGATCGCGTACAACACTAGTGCTGGGGCAACATCATTTATCGCGGCCCCAACTATTGCGAACACTTACCTTGAGTGGTCGGGCTCTGCATTCCAATGGTCGGCAAATCCTATTGGATCTGTCACCAGTGTTGATGTTTCTGGTGGGACGACGGGCCTTACAACGTCTGGCGGGCCAATCACTTCATCCGGCACGATTACGCTTGCTGGAACGCTTGGTATTGCCAACGGCGGATCAGGGCAGACTACTGCACAAGCTGCACTGAATGCGTTTGCTGGAGCGGTAACAAGCGGGCAGTACCTCAGAGGAAATGGAACTAACGTAGTGATGTCAGCCATTCAGGTGGCTGATGTTCCTACGCTGAATCAGAACACTACGGGTTCTGCTGGATCGGTAGCAAATGATGTCACCTTTACCACTACAGGTGGCGCTGTTGCAGGGACGACTTTTAACGGATCTGCTGCCAGAACGATTGACTACAGTACCGTAGGTGCTCCAAAAGCAGATGGCACTGGCGCAAGTGGCACCTGGGGCATTAGTATTAGCGGCACTGCTGCAACCGCAACAAATCTTGCAGGCGGCGCTGCAAGCCAGATACCATACCAAACAGGCGCTGGAGCCACTGCGTTTATTGCGAATGGCACTGCTGGGCAAGTATTGACATCCGCTGGTGCCGGTGTTCCGGTATGGTCCGGCATCTCTGGAGGAACCTTCTAAATGGCACAGGCTGGCTTTACCCCCATTCAGCTTTATCGCAGCGCGACTGCAGCGGCTGCACCAAGTTCGGGCAATCTCGCAGATGGCGAACTGGCCATCAACACCCTGGACGAGAAGCTATATTTCAAGAACTCGTCGGGCACTGTCAAAGTAATTGCTTCCACCGTTGGTGGTGGTCTAACCTACACATTCACAACTACGCCAGTAACGTTAACCACTCTTCAGGGTGTTCTTACAGACACTTCTGGCGGTGCGTTTACAGTCACTTTGCCCGCTACCCCGTCTACAGGCGCACAGGTGGTGGTTGCTGATGCGGGGGCAAACTGGGGCACGAACAATCTGACGGTTGGACGAAACGGATCGACTATCGGCGGGCTTGCCCAGGATCTTGTGTGTGATATCAGCGGGGCCAATGTCCAGTTGATCTATGACGGCACCACGTGGGAAGTTTACGCACAGATCGGTGGTAACGGCGGGAGCGTTGTAACGCTCGCGGACACCCAGACGCTGACCAACAAGACCATTGCGTTTGGCAGTAATACATTGACCGATGTAGCCAGTCTGAACACGGCGCAGACGTTTACAGCGACAAAGACCTTCAGCGGCTCCAGCAGCGCCCTAGCGGCGGTTCTGACAGACGCAGCCGAAGTCGCCACCATCTCCGCCACAGCGGCCACAGGCACGATCAACTACGACATCACCACGCAGTCGGTGCTGTACTACACCTCCAACGCCTCGGCCAACTGGACGGTGAACTTCCGCGCATCAAGCGGCACCAGCCTGAACACGGCGATGAGCACGGGGCAGAGCGTGACGGTGGCGTTCCTCGTAACGCAGGGCGCAACGGCGTACTACAACAACGTGGTGCAGGTGGACGGCAGTGCAGTAACACCAAAGTACCAAGGCGGCACGGCATGGGCGGCAGGTAATGCTTCCAGCATCGACGCCTACGTCTACACCATCGTGAAGACCGGCAGTGCTGCGTTTACCGTGTTTGCATCGCAGACGAGGTTTGCATAATGCCGCTGCTCGAAACCAAAGGCGCTGCTTCTGCCCAAGGGTTTGGGCTTACATCTGCTGTTGCTGCTGCTGCAAATTACGTTGAAGACGTTTTTTCTTGTTTTTTATATACAGGAGATGCAACAGCTAGAACAATTACTAACGGCATTGACTTATCTACCAAGGGTGGATTAGTTTGGTTGAAGGCTCGTAGCACATCGGGATTTAATCATTTGGGAGATACCGTTCGTGGCGGTAATAAATGGATTTATTCAGATTTAACTCAAGGACAAGATACCGTTTCTTACATAACAGCTTTTAACACGGATGGGTTCTCTCTTAATACATCATCTGCGGTTAATGCTAGTGGAACAACTTACGTCTCATGGACCTTCCGCAAGCAGTCAAAGTTCTTTGATGTGGTGACGTATACGGGGAATGGCAGCAACCGCACCATTGCTCACAACCTCGGCTCGGTGCCGGGGTGCATCATCGTCAAACGCACAGACACCACTGCTGACTGGCAGGTTTACCACCGCAGCAATGCCAACACCGAATACATGGTGTTGAACAGCACGGCGGCAAAGGCTACTGGCACTACGCGCTGGAACAGCACAACGCCCACCAGCACTGAATTCAGCCTCGGTACTGATACAACAGTCAACGCATCCGGCGGCACCTACGTCGCCTACCTCTTCGCCCACGATGCAGGCGGCTTCGGCGCGGCTGGCACGGACAATGTGATTTCGTGTGGGTCGTTTACGGTATCTGGTAATACAGCATCTGTAAACCTTGGATACGAGCCGCAATACATTATTTCAAAGGGAACCGGCTCGGGAACTGGGTGGGATATTTTTGATGTTATGCGCGGGTGGAATATGAGTTCATCTGACGCAGATTTGCTTGCGAATACGAGTGCAGCAGAAGCGGTAAATTCTTTTGGTAACCCAACGGCAACGGGATTTAACGTCGAGGCTTGGCCTAACGGAAACTACATCTACATCGCCATCCGCCGTGGCCCGATGAGGACTCCGACGACGGGGACGAGTGTGTATAACGCACTTACTCGCACCGGGACTGGAGCAGTCGTAAATATTACTGGGGTAGGATTTCCCCCAGACTTGGTCGCAAATAAAGGCCGGAACAACACAGGACTTGATAATCTTTGGACTGATAGGCTTAGAGGCGCGACAAAATACGTAAGTACAAACAGCACAAATGCGGAAGGGACCAATGCGCAAATGGTCACTGCGCTTGGGCAAGATGGTGTTTCGTGGGGGAACGACGATGGAAATTTCAACACACGCACATATGTAAACTGGTTCTTCCGCCGCGCGCCCGGCTTCTTTGATGAAATCTGTTTTTCTGGCACTGGTGCAAACAAAACAGAATCCCACAACCTGCAAAAAGCCCCTGAGCTTTGGCTGGTCAAGTCTCGCAGTGCGGCAACCGAGTGGGTAATCGGTTCCTCCTTGTTAGGCGCAAACGAAAAGATTGTCATGCCTTCGCCTAATGGCAGGGTGACAGACACGACCGTCTGGAATAACACTTATCCAACGGCAAGCGTTTTGAGCCTTGGCACATCGTCAACAACAAACGCAAGCGGCGCCACTTTTGTTGGTTACTTGATGGCTACGGCTGCTGGTGTCAGCAAGGTGGGGACGTACACAGGAAACGGGTCAAGCCAAACAATTGATTGCGGCTTTACTGGTGGTGCGCGGTTCGTGATGATTATTCGAGCAACTGCAAGCACGGCTCAAGACATCTACATTTGGGATTCTGCAAGGGGTATTGTTGCCGGCAATGATCCGCGATTGAGCCTAAACACCAGCGCAGCCGAGGTCACTACGTTGGACACAGTAGACGCTGACGCAAGCGGTTTCATTGTCAACACTGACGCATCAAATGTAAACGTGAATGGCGCGGTGTATTTGTATTGGAGTGTTGCTTGAACTACGATGTAAACAAGCACCATTGGCATCGCTACCTAAAGTTTATTCGGTCGCGCAAATCTTCTACTGGGTATGTGGAGCAACACCATATTTACCCACGGTCCTTGTTTCCGCAAAAGGCTAACGATGCTGACAATCTGATTGCATTGACAGCCCGCGAACACTTCATGGCGCATTGGATGCTGCATAAGGCTTTTGGCGGCAAGATGACTATGGCGTTTATGTACATGAAGGCAGAGTGTGATGATGCCCAAAGGTACTGGAACCTCAATAGCCGTTCCTATTGCCTACTGCGTGAGAGTTTTGCAAAAACAATGTCTCATGCCAAAAAAGGTAAGCCACTGTCTGAGGAAACCAAACGCAAGATGAGTCAAGCCCGTATTGGAAAACCTTTACCAGAGGCTCAACGCTTGGCAATCGGCAGAGGTAACACTGGAAAAGTTGTTTCTGATGAGACAAGATTAAAAATTAGCGCAGCAAAAACAGGTATTCCAAGACTTCCAATGTCTGACGAACATCGAGCAAAACTAAGTGTGCCAAAGCAGCGGATTAATTGCACTTGTTGCGGCAAAGAAGTATCCGTCAACGTGGTAAACCGTTGGCACAATGACAACTGCAAAATGAAAGTAGAGGCTTAAATGCAAATCAGACTTCGCGCCACAGGCGCAGTGATGCTGGA